CAGTCCGCAGTAAATTCCTTTCGGGTACGGCAGGCAGAGATCAGAGACACCTGCCTTCACTCCCATCTGCTTCAGTTTGACCGCCTCTGCCTTGTTTCTACTGCCTCCGTTCGGAATGTGATGCAACCACTTCAGTTCCGGGTACTGTCTCTCGTTCCAAGCCGCCCACGATGCCACGTTGATCTGCTCTGTGTCCTCGCTTCGCTTTGCATATCTCAAATTCATTCCTGCTCTGCCTCTCTTTCATCCTGTACTGCTGCCGCGATCTCTTTCTCATTCAGATCGGACTCGTTGCTGATCTCAATGCAGAAGATCGGCTGCCCTCCGTCCGTGATTCCGAACATCTCTCCGTCATACTTCTTGCGCTCTTTCGGATTCGCTGCAATGACCAACACTTCGGATTCTGTGTCGAATCCCTGAAGGTACTCAATCAACTCTTTCGTCTTCATCTCTTCTTCCCTCCTGTCAGGAGTTCCATGTCCTGAAGAATATCCCCAGTCACTCCCATTCGTTTCATCCTGTCAAATACTGTCTCTTTCTTCAGGCCCAGCTTCCAGAGAAGCCAGTCTTTCAGACCTTCCTTGTCGGTATAGTATCTTGTCCAGATTCCTTTCCGGTCCCTGATGACCATTCTGGCCGTCTCTCTGCTGATGCGTTTATACTCTTCCTGTTCCGGTGAGAGTCCCTTGCGCTTCAGTTCTGCAAGCACGGTATTGATGCAGTATGCCTCAACCTTCCCGATTCCTGCTGCGTTCAAGATACTCGCCTTCGCATCTTTCAATGCGGTCTGTGCAGCTTTTTCGCTCTTTCTCTTCATCGCTTCGTATGTGATCGGCTCTGGTGTCAGGTACTTCGCCGCATCCGCTTTCAACACATATCCTTCTTTCACTGCTTTTCCTCCTTTGCTTCCTTCGTCTCCTGTTTCAGTTCCTGCGCCCTTTCCAGAATGGCTCTGTTGTATTCGTACTCATGCACCCCATAGGCCCATAGATTTTTCTGTGCTCCCCGGAGTCCGTAGTTATACGCGGCCAGAACGTCATATGGCAACTGCTCCGCCGGAACGGTTCCCTTCAGTTTCTCCTGAAGTTCTGACAGGATGTCCACCCCGACTCTCACGTTCTGGAATGGCTGCGTCAGGTCTGTGCAGTTCAGTTCCTTCATGCGCTCCTGCTGCCATTTCTCTGCGATCTGCATGAGTCCGACAGGTGCTCCGCCGTCTCCGGCAGCGTTCCACACGCACTTGCTCTCCCTTTCGATCAGGGCGAACACCATCTCATAATCCACATCGTTCTGCTCGCAGATGATGTATGTGTACACCTGCATGATGACAGGGAACTGACCGCCTGCTTTCTTGCACTCTTCAGTTATTTCGTGATAGTAGAATCCTTCCACCTGATCTCCGCTCCAATCCTGCGACATCGTGTTGTATGGGTATTCATACTGACCATAGATGTCGCAACCATATTCCTGCTTCATCCGCAGTTCCTGTCTGGTCTGTTCTTCCTTCATTGCCATCACCTGTGCATTGATCTCTTTCTCTCTTCCGCACCTTGCGATGCTTACCGCAACTCCTGTCAGGAGCACGACTGCTGCCACTCTCTTCCAGTTAATCCCTCTTGCGAGTGCTCTTGCGATTCTGACCGCCTTTCTTCGCCTTTCTCTTCTTCGTCTTCTCACTCTTCTTCCCTCCTTTCTCCTCCTGCTGTTTTCTCATTCGAGCATATATGTAATACTGGCCGTTCCACTTGTTGTACCTGATCTCTGATTCCGTGTACTCATAACCCTCTGATGCGTACCACTTGTTCAGATGCTCCTGCACTGGAAGCGTACCGTTGACCATCTTGTCCACATGGCTCTGCTTTGTCTTGTAATGGTTCTTGTGTTCATCCGGTTTCTTCAGGTTCTTCGATGGAGTCCAGATTTTTTGATACTTTCCTTCTTCGGAATCCTTCCCCTTGCCCTTCGGCTTTGACACATATTTCGCCATCCCCACGAGGCCGTTTTCGTCTTTCTGAAGGCGGCGAACCTGATTCCTCTTTCCGTATGTCCAGAGACTTTCCACCGTGTCCATGTCCATGTCTCCGTCGAGTACGATGTGATGATGCCATCTGCCCTTGTCTCCCTGCTCCGTAACATACACATAGCGAGCATTCGGAAGACCTCTCTTCTTTCTCTGGTAGTTCAGGCGGCGGATGTAGTTCTGCATATGGCTCTTCGCCACTTTCATGCTTGCAGGTGTGTACTCTGCTGAATAGGTGAACGTGGCCCATATGTCTCTGTCACCAAAGTTCTCATTGATGACCCTCTCGCACTGCTTCCTGCTGTTCTTCTCATTCAGGTTCCTCTGTGCCTGTCTGTCCTTCTTCCTCCTGCCCTCCTCTGGAATCTCTTCTTCTCTCTTTCTGGTGAACTCTGGATATATCTCGACTTCCAGTTGCTCCCCTGCTTTGATCTCCTTTGTGGCATACACATACTTGATCTTCTTTCCATCCATCATCCTCTTGATGATGTCCTCTTCCAGATTCTCAATCTGCTTCTGATATGCCTCTTCATAGTCATACTCTACATAGACGTTTTTCTTTCTCCGTCTCTTGCTCTGCTCCATCCTGAATCACCTCTTTATCGTTGAAGTGTTACTATCCATTACAAGTCCGCCGAACCGCTTCTGGACGCTTGTTTTGATTGACTTTTCAGGCCGTTCGCAGTACAATAATACCGAGATGTGTGTTGACCTGAACGTCAACGAATCGCCTTCGGAAGCCTGCAAGCAATTCCGAAGGCTTTTTCATTTCATGCACTTCTTTTTTCTTCTTTTTCTGTCTTTCTTGCTACACTTGTCAATTTCACCTTTGCTGAATCCTCCCGGCTGTTGACGATCATTGCGATCGCAGCGAATACCTTCAGCGCATCCGGTTGTGTTCTTACTGCCATGTTGATTCCTCCTTCATTGCTTTATCACTCTGCACCGATGTAGTTCAGAACTTTCTCGATCATCAGGTCATAGAACTCTTCAATCACATCCTGAAGAACAAATTCTCTGTTGTCTGTGTCTGTCACACCTATTTCGTCCCAGTCTCCTTCCATTCCGAGCTGTTCTCTCATCTCCTCGAAGGTTTCCTGAACGATCTCCTGTGTTCCAGAATACTCGCATCCTCTCGACAGTTCTTCTCGCAGTCTTTCGTCCGCTCTGATTCTTCTTTCCTCATCGCTTCTCACTCGTCTTCTTGCCATATTGCGTTCGCCTCCTTTTTGCAATCTCTTTCCATGTAATAGTCATACAGGAACTCTTTCTGTGCCTTTGTGTACTCTTTGACCGGATTCTTTGTCGGAAAAGCAATTCCTCGACTCGGATTGTGTAAGAGAACCCACCCTCTTTCGACGAGCCAGTCTCCTGCTCCGATCAGGCCGACATTGCATTTTATCTGCAAGTCAATGTCTCCGTTCATTGCTTCCTCCGGGAATTTTTCGCTCATGTAATTCTGCGCCCATTCCTGATGCGCTCCCCATTCCACTCCATGAAAAGTTCCGTCCGGCTCTAACCATCCATAATCCTCTGTGGTGTGATTTTCTTCATCCATCATTCGTTTCATGAAACTGTCGAGTGAATCCTGCTGTCTATCCTCCGCAGTCTCTTCTCCGAGTTCCTTTCTGATTTCTCTCTGTGTACTTTCCGATATGTGGTCCATTGCTACGTCCCACCGTTCAATCATCCTCCGCAGGTCCTTCTCTGCTTTCTTCCGTCTTTCGACTTCTTTCCAGATGTTCATGCTCTGCGGCATCTGCTCTTCTTCTCCCGGTTCGTATGTTTCGAGATGATATGTACCTGCTGCCGTGCTCCCCTTCAGAGCGGCGCGGCCTAGTAGAATGTCTTCTGCATATCTCCTGATCTGTGCCTCCGGTGTGTCTGTTCCGGTCATGCTATCCATCAGAATCTCAATGACTTTCTCGTGGCTCTTTTCTCCGGTGTAAAACCATTCTCTCGCAAGCTGCGTGATGAACTCTCCGTGAATGTCGAATGAGATTCTTCTCACTATTGGTCCGTCGCTCACTTTTGTTCCTCCTTTTCTCTGACTTCATTCAGAATTATTTTTCGGAAGATGCTTTCAAAGATCGGAACTGCGATGCTGTTCCCTGCCTGCTTATATAATGCCGTGTAGTATCTCCCTTTCTTCTGCTGTGCTTTCTTTGCTTTCTCGAAGTCCTTGTCCGTGTAACCTTGCAATCGCCAGCACTCCAACTCTGTCAGGTATCTGTATCTTCCCTTTCCGCAGTCAATCACCT